TAATTTTTGTGCGGTGATGGTACCTGCTACAGTAAAATTATCAGCATATGATGCAGTTGCAGCATAAGATGAACTTACAGCATTTGTTATAGATCCTGTTATTCCTTGAGTTACAGTTAATGAACCACTTATTATTGCACTACCTGATACATCTAAAGTTGCATTTGGTGCGGTAGTTCCTATACCTACAAACCCACTACCAGATCTTATTGTTAAATGATCATTAGCACCACCAGCACCTAATGTTAATGATTTATGTTTAGATCCAGCATATAATCTTGCATCTCCCCCTGTAGCAAATGGAGCTACTATTTGAACTACATAAGTAGAATCGTCTGTTGGTAAAAATTGCCAATTTGCTGATAATGATGAAGATGTGTCTATTAACCATTCTGCTGAAGCTGCATTTACTCTATGATATAATTTATGTTGTCTGCCCGAAGATATGCTAGATGATCCAAATAAAATACCAACTCTATTATTAGTATCTACAGATGTTAATGCTAATGGTAGGCTTGAATTTGCTGAGCCAGATGCATCTATTCTTAATCTATATACAGGTGATTGTACCCCTATACCTACATTACCGCCGTAAGGTTGTAAACTTAAATCTGCTGAGGCTGAGGTTAATTGTATTGCTTGTATTATGGGAGCCACGGCTGTCATTCCAACTGCTAATCCATAATCAAAATTAATACCTGCATATCCTCCAAAAAATGTATTAGCATATAATCTAACATTAGTTAAACCCGTTATAGCATTAGCTAATGAGTTTACAAATAATCTACCAACGGATCCTGATGTTCCTATTCCAACATTACCTTGTACGAGTAATCCATTATCAGGAGGAGTTGTTGTAAAATAACTTGCTCCAATCGACATACCCGCCCCTGTTGCAGTTTTAATTATTCCAATACCACTATTTCCCTCAGGATAAAAATAAATTTCTTTTCCTGAATTACTTAATATTTGAGTTCCTCCTCCTATTTGATTAAATTCTAAGTAATTAGTGTTAGCTAAATTACCATATCTCATAGTTCCAACTACATGTAATGATTGAGCTGGTGTTGTCGTTCCGATACCTACATTACCACTACTTGATACAAACATTATACTCGTAGAGCCAGATGTTATTTGAAATGGTATTTGTGTTCCTGATCCTGATATATTTATACTACCGGATACATCTAATTTAGCGTTTGGGGTTGTTGTTCCTATACCTAAATTACCACCATATGTCAATCGCATTTGTTCAGATGCATTATGATACCAAACATGCGAATGATTGGCTCCGTTAAGGCTTGAGTAGTATCTTATTCCACCACCAGAATATACACCATTATTATCTGATCTTAAATCAAGATTTGTTCCAGCGGCAACTGTTGTAAGAGTTGCACCAGAAGTGCTTCCTATTAATGCTATTCCCGAATTTTGAGCTGTAACTTGTAAAGTTGAAGTAGTCGTTGCATTTAAATGTACTAATGAATTGTTACTTCCTGCTGCTCCATATAACCCTGTTGTATTTCCTCCGTTTAAATTTACTCTGAAGAATCCAACTCCGTTATTAACTCCGGTATTTTGTCCAATAGAAAATACGTCAAATGTATTATTAGTAAACCCACCTGTATGATATCCATTATTTACTACTAAAGCACCATATCTATAATTACTTCCTGTTGTTTCTACTTGAAAAGGAACAGATGTTCTAAATCCGGCCCAGTTTGCACCATTAATGTCTAAAGTATATAAAGGTGATGTTGTTCCAATACCTACATTACTTCCGCTAACATATAATATATTATTTACATTTAATGAACCAGACGGAGCAGATCCAGTTATATGTAATGTTGCCGTTGGTGTTGTTATAGCCCCTATTGCTACTGACCCACCATCGAACGTTTTAAATACTTGTGTATTAGCTGAGTTTCTAATATGTAATGAGCCTGAATTGGTCGCTGTACTTGTTCCTGTAATTAATACTGATCCATTACCTGTTGTACCGCCTTCGTCATTAATAACCATTACATTAACTCCACCTCCTCCACCTTGTAATGTTATACCACTTCTGGCATATATAGTCATTGTATTATCGCCACCTGTTATTTGCGCACCTTCACTTGTTCCATTATTTCTTGAAAATCCAATTACACGATTTTGTATTCTAGTATAATTACCACCAGTAGTGTCGTCTATTCTTAATTGAGATCCAGATGTTAATCTAGCAGATCCAGATACATCTAATTTGTATGCTGGTGCAATTGTTCCAATACCTACATTTCCACCCATAACATAATGATCACCACTGCCTGTCACACGTAATGAACCGGTAAATGATTGAACATCTGTTAATTGAGAACCAAATATATTTGAACCAGAAGAATATACTATTGATGAAGTGACTGTTTGAACAACTAGTTTTTGTGCGGTTATTGTACCAGTGAATAATGCATTTGATCCTGTTATATCTCCTGTAATTGATGTTGAGCCCGTTACTACTAAACTACCTGTTATAATAGCACTTCCTGTATAAGGAAAAGGAGAAACATATCCCGATAAATAAGATGCTGTTAAAGCAAATGATGAACTTAAAGCATTTATAGCATAAGATGATGTTCCGAATAATGAACCAGTAAATGAAGATGCTTCTATTCCACCGGCTGTAGTAGCTATCAATCTACCACTATTTTTAAATTCCCACAAATTAAATAACGAGCCTGAGTTTGTTGTTATATACACACTATAATCGTCAACGTTAACAGAAGATGATTGATTATATGATAGCAATTCAACAAATCCACCCGGTGCTCCTGCTACAATATCAATATATCCAGGATAGGTATTACCGTAATAAGTCGATGTTATTTGAGATCCGCTATTAAATATAATAGACCCTGTTATTGTTTGATTGCCATTAAATCTATTTGAGCCTGTCGTTGCTAAAGATCCTGTATTTGTCGTACCACCTCCACCGCCGCTGCCGATAGAAATTACCTCTTCTCCAGATGATCCACTCTTCTTCATGAAGACTAAACCATCGTATGTATTTATTGCTAACTCCCCGAAATCTAAAGAACCGGTATCGGGTATTTTGTTCGGGACAGAACTACGGCGTAGTTTAAGATATTGATTTGACATTTGCGAATAAATTATTAAAAGTAATTATATAATTACAATAATAAATATCTACAACGTTGGTATTATACTATAATTATTTTACTAAGTATTAGAATGTACCTAAATCAATCGATGTCGGAGTACTATTATCTCCAAATGTATCATATCCATTAATAGTTAATGATCCTGATACTGTCGGTGTTGACGTTACTATTACAGATCCAGATACTATAAATGACGGATTAGTAGAGCCAGTTAATATAAGTTGGTCAGTAGATGAATTATATTGAAGATTAGATAATACTTGTTTTAATTTTAATCGCGCCATATCTTAATTATTTATGCCCATTTACCAATTGCTATTACCTCATCATCTGCTTCTAATACATATCCTAATGATGTCGTATTAAATACTAATGTTACTGTCGTACCTACTTCCGTTAATGTTACTAAAGAAGATGGAACATACTGACCGTTTATAAAGAATGTAAAATCATTAACTGTTGTAGCAGGTAATCCTGATAGCGCAGGTGGTTGAAGTATATTTGCTGGAGAGAATATTGCTGTATTTGGTATTGTTATTGATGATGCTTGTTTAGTAATAGCAGTATTTAAATAAGCATATACCAATTGACTTATATTAGGTATTTTAGTAGTTCCGCCACTTCCTTGTCCGATTGCTACTGCTGTTGATCTTCCAGAGCTTACAGTAGCAGAATCTAATAACGTCGTTGATTCAAAGAAATTAACAACTACTTTATTTGGTGGTATTAATTTTTGAATGGAAGGTCTATTTCTTGCATCCTCATTTATTAAATATGCTTTAGTTGTAAATGAAAACTTTGCTTTTACAAATCTATCATTACCAATTTCATTACTTAATTCAAATGACGGGGCTGATATTATTGTTGGGAATTTTTGTGTATCTCCAAATGCCGTACCATTAAAAAACATAATTTGTTCTGTTAAATCATTCATTTGCTCTAAGAACTCTGTCCAACAAATAATATCGTACGTTACATGAATAAATCTAGGAATATCTAAAGCATAAAATTCTCTTATAGGAACAGTATTAGTTAAAATATCAAAGGGAGTATATTTATTCTTCTGAGAATATTTTCTTTCAAATACCCATTGATTGCCTTCATTCTTCAATACATCATTCTTTACATAATCTTGTCTTTGCTCGAATCCTGTTCTGTTAATAACTATTACAGGAGCCATTATCTTATCGTTATTATCTCTTAAAAATCCTTGAGTTTGCACGCCGCTCCATTTTTCTGGAGTAGCAAATATTACAGGGACTTTTTTAGATCCTTGGTTTGTATTTATTTGTACGTTAATAACATTTTCTAGATGCCATTTAATAGCAGCATCTACATCATATAAACCAATCTTGACTGCCCTTAACGATTCATCCGTTTTTACCTGGTTTACACGCTCGGTAGGATTAATATTATCTCTATATTGGTTTTGACGCTTTGTAATTTGCTTTGCCATTTATTTTAAATATTAAGTGGAAGATCATAATCCTCCTTATTAACTCCATAATTCAAATCCAATAATTGAAGTTGCGATTCTCTCATTTGATGACCATTACATATAAATGATAATGAAGCACCAAAATTACCACCCTTAACCCAAGTATCGGGATTTTTACCAGCAAAGTACTGATTTTCCGTTGTATTATCAATTTCGTAATACTTATCATCCCAATTAATAACATCACCAATCTCCGGTACTAAATTTAAAACTAACATTGAATCTTTTAAAATATAGAATTCAATTGCTACTGCAGCATCAATACCTGCATCGGTTTGAATTGCATCATTAGGACTTCTATTAATATATATAGGAACTTTAACTGGTTGATAATATATTTTAGATACACCTTCACCATATAAATTAACACGAGATTGATCTAAGGCAAATTTATAATAACCTACCTCAGTATCTACTAACTTATAAACTAATTCTCTGTTTATTTGTGTAATTAATGATGCGTCTCGCGCTGATCCGAATAATGACATTATTTATTTTTTCTCTATTAATTGTATTGTATCTTCTCTAACTATAAAGCCTACTAAACCATACACTTTATATTTCATAGAATCGCCCAATCCTTTTGTAGCAGTTTCTTTAATATCAAATAATGAAGCTAAAGGATCTCCTTTATATGATAAAAACTTAATCTTTAATTGAGCGTAATCATATATAGCATTATTTCTTTTTTCTACTTGATCTGAATGCTTTGGTTGCGCAGTTACGATATAAGGTACTGCACGAATTTCATCGTATGCATCTGATAATTGAGTTTTTTCTGATTTAACCTTCACGATTATCATACACTCATAAAAATCAAGTTGCTCTTCTTTAAGTATCTTTTTTATTTTCATAGTATTATTTCTACCCCACATAAATTTTGAGAGGTATCTTGTTTAAAGTTTCGATAATAGAATCATTCTCGCTTTTTTGTTTTTCCAATTGAGCTTGACGCGATACTTTATCTAACGTTGCTCTTAATTGTTCTACTAATGTTGTTTGCTCTTCCCTTCCTTGGCTTACTAAATCCTGTCCATTAAGGGTTATTTCTGAATTTGGAATAGGGATTGATGAATATTTATTACGAACATTGCCTAAAGTTTCCTTTGCTAATGCTAAAGTATGCTTTAATATCCATTGCTTTCCAATATCATTTATTTTAGTATATTGAAGTTTAAGGAATGGAGCATTACTCATATCAGAAACAACTCCTGATGTAGTAATATTACTTAATGAACTTCTATCTGACTCTAATATATATTGAAAGAACAATTTAAAATCGTATGTCGGTATAGGAAATAACTTTAATTGATTACCAATTAATTCAAATGAATATGATGACCTTCTTATTTGGTCATTAAATTCAATTGCTTGTAATCTTAATAAATCAGAATACATTGGCATCATTAAAAATGATACTCCTGGAGAATAACTTCCCCAACCAAAAGATTGCAGCATTTGTTGTGACCCCATACCTGTTCCTACGAAAGGATCAAAGTATCTTACAATAGCGGGAGGGCCATCATGAAATATTCTTTTAATTTCAATACTTTCACTAGGATGAACTATATCCCTAAATAAAGTATTAATATTATAATTTTGTTGTCCTGTATATATACTTAATGAACCTGTTTTCCAAGCTAATCTTCCTCCTACACCTGCTTCAGAACCATATTCTTTAGCTATTTGAAGTACTCTTCCTAAGTTCGGAGCAATATTTGTTTGAGATATATTTGTTGTAGTACCTATTGAAGATCCTTGAAGATTAATAAAATTATCAACAACATTATATTCGTTAATGATATTTCCAAACTCTGATGTAGCTTGCTCGAAACAAGCAAAGAATGATCCAGATTGAAGCTCTACATCCATCATAGGATATCCTAATCTTCTTGCACAAAAGTCTGCAACTTTAGGCGCATCTGATAAAAATTGCGCGTCAGAATCAAAATATCCAAATGGAGTAGACCCTGATGCTGTTCCAATAGGTAATCCTTGCCATATCGCAATATCGATAGTTAATCCACTCATAGTAGTATTCTCTTTTATATAATTATGTATAAACAGTAAAATAGTCCCAATTAAGGACTATTTTATCATTAAGACTCTTTATTACGTAATTCTTCAGCCTCTCTTAACTTTTTAGTTATTGGAGATTCTGTTTCTGTATCAGGCTTAAATGACGTTGCGTAAGGATTGGAATATACTTTACCAATTTCAAATCCTTGCTGTTTCATTTCTGCTAAGGCATTTGCTAATGCTTCATCTGTTATTATCATGTTAATTCTTTTATATAATTAATGATATACTCATTATCTTCGCCAGCTAAATTTTCAAAATACTTATCGATGTATTCTAGATTAGGTCTTTGAAGTTTTACTATAATAGGTATATCATTAACGGTTATACTAATTTCATATCTTTTGTTAGTTTCCATATTCATAATCAAGTATTTTGCCTACTAAATCTGAACGATGGTTCTCTTTTAACTTAATCCATTTAATTTCATCTATTTTTTTAGATAATTCAATTGCATAAGTTAATCCATTTAATTCTCCTGAGGTAGTCTTGATATCAGTTTGCTCGTTATCACCGTTTATAATTATTTTACCTGTCTTTCCTAATCTAGTTAAGATGGCTAGCATTTCTGCTTTGGTAAGATTTTGAGCTTCTTCTACTATTAAAACATCATCAACTGTCTTACCTCTAATAAACTGAATTGGTAATGCCTTTACTTTTTCATCTTGAATTAGCTTTTGAACTTCTGTCTTATCAGAACAACACTTGTTTAAATTTTCAATAAGAGCTTCCATGTAAGGATCAAATTTTTCATTTAATGCTCCAGGTAAAAATCCTAAACTCTTACCTACTTCAACTGCTGCTCTAGTATTATAAATACACGCTATTTGTTTTTTCTTTAAGAAATCTAATGCTGTCTGCGCACAAACTAAACTCTTACCACTACCAGCTCGCCCAGTAACTATAACTATTTGATTTTCAATTATAAGTCTTTTGGCTTCCTTTTGTTCTTCGTTTAACTGTATTGCATTAATCGATTTGATTTCGTTCTTTCTTTCACGGGTTTCCGGTTTCATAAAATTTTAGGATTGGGTTTGGTTTATAACTATTTATATAACTAATTTAATATAAATATTTACCATGATAGAAAGTAATACGGCTATTTTACATACTATAATTAACATTATATATCATAATATCACTTTTTGGAGATCGTTCTTTAGATAGCACGTATAGCCATAAAAAAAGGCAGAATTACTTCTGCCTCTCTTTATTATCTTAAACTAAAATTAGATTCTGTTTAAATCAGTGATTCTAATCAAACCATAAAATTCTGGACGAACTATCTTCTTAGCATAACGTGTCATTACACCTTTTCTAGGAGTAAAGTTATTTGGATCGTAAACCAAAGGAGTCATAATCAAAGGAACATAAGGAGCATAAACTGCACCTGTTTCTAAGAATTGAGTACCACGGTAACCCATTAAAATAGTGCTTTCTAACATATAAGGATTTTTATAAACTTGGAAACGATTATTCATCATACCAACTTTTTGTACACCCATCGCAAATTGCATTTTATCACCATTAGTATCTGCAGCATAACCTGAGATAGATTCTAATATAGTAGCAACGTCAGGAGAGCAAACTAAGAAGTTAGCACCACCACGCATTGTTTTTTGGTGAATTTTGTTAGATACCTTTTGGATTTTAGTTCCTAAAGTTTGGAACCAAGTTTGTTGATTGTAGAATGCACCCGTAGCTGCTGCTGTCTGAGCACTAGAAACTAATACTGTTTGACCAGCTGCATTTACATCTACTGTAGTACCTAATACTGCTGACCAAGCATCAACTGTTACTGCATTTTGAATCAACATATCTAAAATTTCTAAATCAATTTCTTGAGAAATATATTCAGATAACATTGAAGTTAATTCAGCCTCAGCATCGATAGCGTGATAAGCATTTAAATCTTGAGCAAATTCTGGAGTCCAGATAGCTTTTAATTTACGAGTCTTAGCAACGATTGGCTCACTACGTAATTCAACGTTGATTTCAGGAATGTTAACGTTAACATCAACTGCACCAGCATTTGTAGTAGAATAACCGCCATTATTTACTGCACCAGCTTCAAAATCACCACGACCGTAAGCACTAGGCTGAACTGCGTAGAATACTGTAATACCTGCTGCTGCATTAATACCTGCTAATGCTGCAGGTGCTGAAGCTGATACTACGAAAGTAATTTGTGAATTATCGCTGTTTATTCTAGTAAACTGAGGGAATACTGTAACTACACCAGCAGAACCAGATAAGTTAAATGATCTAATACCTTCGAAATCAAAGTTAGAAATTGATGCTGAAGAAATTGTAACTGTTTTTACGGTTGAAGCTGCTGCTGCAATTGATGCAGAATAAGTATTATAGAATCTTGTATCATAATTGTAATCAGATGCTACAAGTGAACCAGTTGCATAAGCAGTACTAGAAGGAGTTGATCCTGAAACTAATGCTGAACTAGAAACGGTATTGATTGAATACCCAAATCTACCTGCACCATAAAGACCTTGGCTTGGATCACCTGTATTTTCTGTAACACCAAATACTGAATTGTTTTGGTAACCAGGATTACTTGGTGACTGTGAAGTATTTGTAGTAGAAAAACCTGCATTGTTTGTAGTACCATATTTGAAATCTAAGTAAAATACTAGACCTGATGGTAAAGACATTGGTTGAACACTAACGAAGTCTTTTGCAGCGATTTCGCTGAAAATACGACGTACTAAAGGTAAAGCTACACCTGACCATTCTTCTGCGCCAGCTGCTGTACCTGTTCTGCTAGATTCAGTGATTAACTGCTTAGCTTGATTTTCTAATAAGATTGATATGCTAGCTTTATCATACTCGCTATCAACACCTTCTAATAAACCGGTTTTACCCCATTTATTGATTAAACCTTTAGATTCTTCTAAAAGTTGGAATGATCTATCTTGCGTAGAAGAAACGATCTTTTGAATTGCATTTAAATTACTCATAGTAATATATTTTGTTTTTTTGTTTTTAATTGTTAATTATTTAATTATTTACCTAAACCTGCTAATTTTTTAAATCTTGCAGCAATTTGATCGCCTTCAGATAAAATAATTTGTTTAGCTGGTCTTGTTGACGCAACTGGTTTACTTGCAATAGATTCTCTTACTAAAGTTTTCTTACTAGCAAATGATTCTGATAAAGTAGTATAAACTAATTTAACTTCTCTAATTGTTCTAGCACGATCGAAAGTATCTATTACTTTAATTTTTTGTGATTCATTTAATGAATGAGCTTTAAATAATTTATTAGTAAATAATAATTTAGCATTAAGCATATTAACTTCGTTTAAGCTAGACTTCATTATTTTAATAGCATTATAAGCTTCTTCTAATTCATTTTTTAATCCTGCAATTTCTTGCATAATTTCTTCTTTGTCTTTAGGACTTTTGAAATCATGATCCATATCAGATTCTTCCATTTCTTCTTTGTCATCACCCATCAATTCTTCTAATAAAGCATCGATGTCGATTTCTTCGTCTAAATCTTCTGAACCCGGGCCTTCTTGTGAACCGAATGGCTCTTTGCTCGTTCCTGCTACATCTTCTTCAGGAGTGTCTTCTAATCCATCTTCTTCTTCATCTAACTGACGTAAAATTTCTGATAAATCGTATTCATCTACTAGTTCTTCTTCTTCTGCTGGAAATTCTTCACCTTCTGGTGCTGTTTCTTGTCCTGGCAAAGCTTCACCTGCATTGTCTACGTGATATGCTTGACCACCTAAGTTTAAGTCACGGTCTTCTCCGCCTTCTATACCTGGTTCCATTTCGCCATCTATTGGCATTTCTTCTTCATCTCCAAATTCTTCTTCTCCTTCTTCCTCTAAACGTTGAGAAATCATAGATTGGATTCTTGGTTGGAAAGCTTCTTCTAATGCTAATTTAGCGTTAGCGATAGCTGTTTCTTTTACTGCTCTTGCATCAGCAATAGCTTCTTTTAATAAGTCTGAGTTTGACATTTTTTATTTGTTGTGATTTTTTGTTGTCCGCGAAATTTATTCGATATAGTTATTAGGAAACTACAATAGCGGTACTTAAGATATTCGAATCCTATATTAAAATAGGATATTGGAATTTAATATATATATTACCGAATGTATAAAAACAGTATTACTTTTTAATTATTTTTCGTATATTCAGTAAAAAAGCCCTAACTTAATAGAGCTTTTTAATTATTTCTTAGTAATACCTGCTAATTTTTTAAATCTATTTGCATCTCTTTCATTTATCTCATGCGAAATAACACTTCTTCTATTCTTTAAATAATCATCTTGATTATCTACTTTACCATCATTATTAATATCTTGGTCTTCATGCCCTACAGCATCTAATTCATTTTCATTTATCTTATAATATTTATTTAATACATTTCCGATATCTTCATAAACGCTTTCTAATCTTTGCTGTAATGTATTAATTTCTCCTGCAGTTTTTTCAAATAATTGCATTGAGCTATCTAATCCTTTCATATGACGGCCTACTGTAATACCATCAAAACTTCCTTCTGTTTCCTGTAAAGTCATATCTTTTGCTTTACTTACTACATCTTTCATTTCGTTAGTAATTTTACGTAATTCATCAGCTCTATAAACATGCTTACCATATTCATTAAACTTACCAATCATTTCCATTACTGCTTTCTTTTCTTCTAGAGATAATTTTTTCTTTTCTTGTGACATTTCTTCCATACCAGATTCTCTTATTATTTTTCTTATTGGGCTGTTCATATTATAATTCTCCTTTATATGGTTTACCTTTTTCGTCTGAATCTATTCTTTCGATTCCAACATTTATAAATTGAATTGGTTTTCCTACTTTATCATTAACAACTAAGAAATTAGTCATTGCGGTATTCATGATTCTAATAATATAGTATTGACCAGGCTTTCCTTCAAACTCTACTTTAAATCCTGGTTGCACTTTATAATTAAGTGTCTTAGGTGTCGGTGGAGCAGGTGCTTCCTGAGGTTCTTCTGGAACGTCATTTGCCATTGGTCTTACTTGTGGTCTAGCTGGCGGAGTAGGTCTTTGTTGAGGTCTAGCCGTTTGAACGCTTGGTCTAGTAGGTACAGGCGCTCCTGGCATTCCTGGCTCTGCCTCTTGTAATCTTTTACGATTTGGATGAGCATGCGTTACAACACCTAAAGCACCGAATGCTTCTTTTAAAAGACTCTTAAGTTTTATATTTTTATCTTTTGACATTTTTATGTTATTTAAAATCCGATATAATATCTGTAATAATCTTTTCTACAGAATAATATTTATTTGCACCTGCTTGTTGTCCCGAGCCTTCATTAATAGGTCTTAGATATGCTCCTTGAGTCGATGGGCTAGATACAAAATCAAAGCATAATAAATTAAAATCATCTCCTACTTGTACATGTCCTTGTTCGTCAATTGGTTTTACTGAACCTAATCCTCTTGAGCTAATCCCTAATTTAATACCGGCTTTGAATAATTCTTTTAAGATATTTCCTGACGGAGTTCCTAAAATTTCAACCGTACCAACTAAATCATCGCCTTCAAAATGCATCTCAGTTATGTTATGAGAAACGTTATTTAAGTTAATTACTGATGAGTCTGGATGATCTAATTCTCCTAATGCTCTTCTTTCTTTAACTTCTTGCGAAGAATATCTATTAGCTTCGCGCTCTAATATAGCACGAGGATAAGACCTCATATTATGATTATAAGCATCAGCTCGTTGTAAAGTACCTTGCACGATTAAACGACCTCCATTTTTTTCTAGAGATTCATTAATCATTTGAGGAGTTACTTCAAACGGAAGATAATCTATAAGTAAATTAGTATTCATAGTTCTTATTTAATATAATTATGATAACAATAACTTCTTAAGGCTATTAAAAATACTAATGCTTTCTTTTAGTTTAGCTTTTGTTTCTTTTCCTGGCTTATCCATTTCCTTAACTCCTTTAGGTTTGCCTTTGGCCATTTCCTTTTTATTTAAAGTATCATTAGCATTTTTCTTAGTAGCATCTTTCTTAGATACTTCCATTCCATTTGCTTTGTCTTTCATTTTATCAGATGTCTTATTTAATTTCTTATCTTTAACTTCTTTAGGAAGATCTGATCTTTTATTTGCCTTTACTTGTTTAGAATTGGCAATTAAATTACTATAAAACATAGGATCTTTCTTTAATTTCTTAACTGCTTTATCCATTGCCTTAACATAATCTTCTGTATCAACCATTTCTATTCTGATACCTTTTTTAAGTTCGTATGGATTTACCATATCTACATCAGACATATCTTTATGACCGTAATTAGTTTTATCAGCTTTCTTTTTGTCTGCAGGATCAGATTTTTCTTTTTTAGCTTCATTCATATTTTCAAACATTTCATATTCATCGCTATAAACATCTATGCTATCATCATAATCATCATCCCTATCATCTTCACCATCTATCACTGGATCTGAAAAGTTTTCATCATCAAAATCAAAATCATCTTCTCCTTCTTCTAGATATTGTTTTATAGCTTCATTAATAAATGAATTTGCTGCTGCATTAGCTTCCTTAAAATTGCCTACAAAATGAACTTCACGATTTGATGCATCTTCTGTTTCCCATTGATTTAATCCGTCAATAGTCTCAATTCCTTTAGGATCTGGATATGCAAATACATGAATAAATCCACGAACGTCTTTATCTATTGTAGAATATTTATCTGCACCGCCTTTCATAGGATTGAATGATCCTTCACTTACTTCTTTAGTTATAAACTTAACTGATATAATTCCTTTAGGAGGATATATATGTGGTTTATATAATTCTTTATCAAGTATAGCATTAATAGATTTACTCAGACCTTTACCATAATCTACAAATCCTTGTATTTCATATGGTTTGTTAGGATCTAATCCAGACTGTTGGGCAGCATTAGGGTCTATTTTTACAAAATCTCCTATCTCAAAGCCATTATGCATATCTACTTCTTCAAAGATTTTTAAAATATCACCTTTAATTGTTATTTTATTATTAAGTCTCATTTTATTATAGTTTTTTTGTTTATAGATTCATTATTCTTTTATACACAGATTCTTGTAAAGCTTTAGTATTTGTATTTTTCATATTAACCTTTTTCATGCCAAAAGCGGTAATAGCTTTTTCTGGTGCTTCATGACCAAAAGCATTAGGTGTTAAATATGCACCTGCTCCGCTTGAATTAGATTCTTCAGCTAACTCGTCTACATTAGAATCAAATTTAATATCATTATTCTTAAAAATGTTAAGTAATTCCTCTATAATATTCTTGTAATTAGATTTATATACGCCATTACCTAATGCATGTAAAATATCGTCTCGCATTACTCTGAGAATAAATATATTTTTCTGTAATTTTTGTTTTGCTAGGTAAATGTTGGGCTTAAGTACCTCAACATAATATTTTCCGCCATTATCATTGCCTTCTATATCATAAAGATTTACTTCATTGAACTTATCCTCGATTTCCTGTAAAAGTGTTTTGAATGCCATTCTAGTTAATTTTTTTAAGCTCTTTTACTAATTCAAAATATCTTAATAAAGATAATACGTGATTATCTTTTATAATTTTAGACTCAGTAATGGTTGTAAGTAAATTTGATACCTCAGATAATTTGATTTGAACTACTTGATTATCACAATTCTTAATACTTTTATCTAAATCAGTCTTAATAGTCTTTATAGATGTAATTACATATTCATATAATGCATTCTTATCATTAGGAGAATTTGTGATATATAGCTTTAATAATTGCTTTTGATTTGGATTAAGGCCATTATACTTATTATTAAACTTCTCTAATAATATTTTATATGATAATACTCTAATATCTTTATCTTCTTTGCCAAACTCCGATTCAATTAAGCTTTCAGCACTAGGTAAATCTTCTGGTTTTCTGATTAAATGTTCAAATATACAAGATTTAGAATCTACTACTTCAACAGGATTATCAGCTTCAGCATATTCAAATAACTTATATATACTTGCTAATACTTTATAATTATTTACTTTATGTTGAAAAAAGTCTTCTAATTTATAGCTTTCGCGAATACGCTTAATTAAACTATACTTAAGTTTTTCTAAAGACTCTTCATTAACATTCTTTCTAGACTTTATAACTGCTTCTAATAATTGGGTAGCTTTCCAATCGCTAGATAATTTTTCATTAGTTAACGTTTGATATAATTTTAACTCATGAGATAAGCTAGATTTATTAGAAAAGTATTCTTTTACAATATTAATTGCCTTCGAATCCTTATTATTCAAAATATCAGCAGTAATTTGTCTTACTAATAATTCAAATATTATACCAGTGTTACGAAGCTTATTATGTTTAATTTTTTTCATACAGTATTAGTACTATGTATATATTACATTAATAATTATTTGTTACGTTAACAAATCATTCAGAAATATTAGATTCATCTAAAAAAGTACCTGCATCTGGGTCAGACTTCTTTGGCATTTTTATACTTTCCAATATTAATTTCTTTGACTTGGCGTGATCATTGATTACGAATCCTAATCTCTTTGCAGCATCTTTGCTATTAGATTTATTTACATTTTCTTTTACTGATAAATCTATCGCAGGTTTAAATGAGGTTGAGCCTATTGGATCTCTTCCAAATATATGAGCATCAGTGCCATATGCTGAACCACCACCTTTTGGTCTTCCATTATTTTTTGGCTCTGTTTCTACACCGGCATTTCTTTTACTTACATGTAATGAAGCAATATCATGCGGAGTACCAAATGATTCTCCTGTAAGTAATGGATCATTCCCTTCTTCTTCGATTTGAGTTTGACGGAATTTATTTTTCATATCATCTAATACAGCATCTCTTTCATCTTGCCATTCATTGTCAGATAATTTAAATACATGCTTATAAATCCATCCTTCAGATAATAATTTAGATTCTTGCATTTCTTTTGCTAGCTCAATCTTTTCTTTCCATAATGCAAGTAATTCTTGCTCGTAAACAATTGATGGAGTAGTCAATGCTATTTCAAAATTAACTAAATCTTCGTCTTTATATCCTTGAGAGAATAAATGAATAACTGCTATTTTAGTAAGCTCTGAAACAACGATTCTTTGAAATCTTTCTACTGTTCTAGCAAAACGAACATCTTCAGCAGCTAATAAAGCTTTACCTGATATACCTTCATCAAAAGTTAAAAATGCTTTAGGAATCTTTAATCCTGCTAACATTCTATTCTTTAAATATTCAATATCTTCTATACCGGTAAATTCCATACCTGATAAAGTATCGATTTCAGTTCCTGATTGATTTCCTCTTACCGGAAGATAAAAATCCTCTAGCATATTCATTAAATTGAATTTTAAATCATAATCACCTGTTTGTTGATCAATATATGGTTGCTTCTTCATTTTATTCATGATTTGCTGCATATAGTTATCAACTTCACTAGTAGGAATATTTCCAACGTCAATTTTAAAAATACGTCTTTCAGGGGCTCTCATTACACGATGAATTAACATCGCATCTTCCATCATCGTAAGCTGTTTCCAAACTTTACGAGCGGGCTCTAACATTGACTTACCGTAAGGTAAAAAGTTTGAATCTGTTAATAAACGGAAATGAGCAATCTCGTAATTCTTATACTTAATTTTATTATTGCCCATAATAGAGAATTGAACGTGATAAGGATTATTTGGATCCGTGCCTTCTTCTCTAATTACTTCATATGCTGATAATGGAGTTACATTTACAATACCAATTTCTTCTCTAATATCTAAATATAAATACATATCACCATATTTATTCATACTTCTAATCCACGGCCATAAATTAAACTCTACATTTAAAATATCATAGAATAAATTCTCTAAAACTTTTTTAATAGTTTCATCAGAACTTTTGATAGTTAATATTTCATCATATTCATTTTTACGAGTTGCTTCATCAGAATAAATATCTAATGCTGCTGAAATAATAGAATCCATATCCATTATTTCGTAATCAGTATAAAGCTCTGTTCTAGAACTTTGATAATTATAGTTATTGTTATAAGTAGATATACTAGGTTTTATTCCATGTAGTCTAGTAAATCTATCTACATATTTAGATTGTTCGAGGTTACCTGCAGATTGTAATCTATCAGTATCTATTACTTTCAATCCTTTTCCGCCACCTACTCTTCGTACAATAACGTTATTTGAAAACAGTCTACCTAATCTTGCTGAAAGTGATTTATCTATTAATGACATTATATATCTTTATTATAATTATATGTTTATTGTAATATTGCCTGGTTTTTATAGTAACCAACTTATATCTTCATCTTTACCGCTAACTTTCATATTCCATTGATTAGCTTGAGTATTATTTGATAATCTGCTATATACAGGAGACGATTTGCCTATTAGCCCTACGGTTTTTCTGTGAAGGTCTAAACCCTGTTGTCTTAATCTTAATGCTGTATCACGCACCCAAAGAGCTATACAAAAAGAAATAACCAAATCATCATTATAACCATATTGCGCTTCTGGTCTTGAACCATGCCAAATAAAATTCTGTAATTCAGCAATCGTTCTTTTACTGTGTATAATAGGAGTCTTATCTCTCATATACTCAACTAACTTAGATATAATTAAAGGACGATTTCTTGTTGTTTGAGAAAATCCCGGAGTCATTTTAGATTTAGTCGCTAAATCATAACCGCTTGTTATTTGTTGTTGAACATCTATAACTGCTAAGTCAGCACTACTATAAAATAAATTAACATATCCTCTATCAATTGCGGGTTGAATTGCTGCCCATCCTATATTAGCATTTTCAATTACTAGTAAAGCATCATTATATTCCGTCGCTATCCCAACAAGCATATTTCCAAAATCTCTAGGATCTAATTTCCCTTTATATTCTGCGACTTGTTCTACCGTCTCTATATCTATTATATGGAAGGCGGAGAAATCTGAAGCATCACCCCTTGAAACGTCTGCAACCACCATATATGATCTGGTATAATCAGGGACTTTCCAAACCCATAAATTTCCATCATATCCTCTTTTTTCCATTGGGTCGCAACACATTTCTGTATCTTCCCAATAAGACTTTAAAATTAAAGGATCAATTACTGTATTACCGGATGTCGTGAAATCGCAATCACATTCTTGAGCTGCTAATTTTTCTCCTAATTCAGAAGATTGATCATCTCTCCAAGCTTGATGTCTATCTGGGTGTACTGACCAATGTAATTTAATAGTATGAAAGTTATTTTGCCCAGATTCGGCCTTTTGCCACATACGATGAAAAAAGTTACCCATACCATTTGGCGTAGATAACATAATACATTTACCACCTGTAGCCATAGTTTGTTGCAAACCACCCCAAAGTTCTTCGATAGTATTGGATTCAATAAATGCTGCTTCATCAATTACTAATAATGAAACTGCTTCAGAACGTCCTGCGCTTACTGATGTAGAAGAAGCTTTTACTTGAGAACCATTAGATAATCTTAATGATAATTTATTATCTTCTGTAGATTGAGCATTTTGCTTTATCCAAGTCGGTAGTCCATCATACATTACCCTTACTTTGGTAACTAAGTTTCTTGCTACATCTTGTCTTGTTGCAATGACTAAGCAGTTCTTATCTTCATGAAAAACCATTAACCATAAAATATATCCTGCTGATAATGTTGATATACCTAATTGTCTGGACTTTAAAATGATATTTCTATCATTATCCCTAAAATCATATAAGCATTGTTCTTGGAATGGATATAAATCAAAAAGCATTTTCCCTTTTACGGGATGTTGAATAACGCAATACTTTCTCATAAAGTATACAGGGTCTAAAGCGCATTTTCTGTATTCTTCTTTAATTAAATCCTTTACATTCTGCGTTCCTTGGACTTTACTTTGATAATCATTTACGTCTGCCATATTAGAATAACTTAAATAATAATAATGTAGTTATAATTCCGGTTGCAAACATAAAAGGAGGTTTTTGATACCACTTTGGATTTACTGTATCATATAATTTCTTCCAGGTTTTAGAGTTTTCCTCTAGATTATTGATTTGAATTTTTTGACCTGCGATAGTTGTACTATCCATTTTCATTACACTCTTATAATCAATAACTACTGAATTAAATTCTTTAATTAATATAGTATTGATAGAATCTCTGTGTTCTAATACTATAATATTATTATAGATGTTAAGTATCTTCTTCTTAGAAAAACATGTATCTATGGGTTGTGTATATACTCTTGTTATTGTTGCGAATAAAAGAAATATTAAAATTAATAACTGTTTCATTGTTTATAGTTTTTTACTGCCAAACTCATTTAAAAATATAATGGCGTTAGATATACTAGTATCAAATGTAGGAGTCTTATTTAATTCTTCCTGCAAATTATTAATAATAATAGATCTATTTTGTATGTTGTTAATTACTTCAACTTTTTTAATTGCGATGCTATCTAATTTTTTAGATATGCTATCATTTTGTATTACTCGTTCTTCGATTTCGTTTTGTAATACCTTTACATTTGCATTTAAATCTGTGATGTAATTCTTAATATAAAAGAAAATAATCACAAAAACAAATAAATAAATAGTATTAATTAATATTCGATATTTCATTTTGTTCTTCTCCTAATAATTGAGCACTTATCTTTTGAAAGTCCTCTTCCATTAATTTACTTAATTCTTCTTCTTTACCTTGCCAAGGTGATTCCCATGTTTCAATAGTTCCATCTGAATTAACGAATTCTGCTTTTGTCATCATTTCTTGAATTGCTTTCATTTCTGATCTAGCATCCTTTAACCAAGATTGGATATTTGGTTTCATTAGATTTTTAGCATATTCATCAAACGTACCATTTAATCTATGTTCATGTTCCATATCAATTACACAATCAAAGCACATCTTATGGACACTCCACATTTTTTTGTTGTACTTATTGTCTTTTATTTCGTTAGAACATTTAGGGCAGACATCAGGCATTCTTAATTCTTTTAAAGCAGCTCTAATAGCATCTAATGCTTTAGTGGTGTTACTTTTAAATCCTTTAAATTGTTCCCATTCTACACCATTACCGTCAACCCAAACATCTCCCACTTCATGTGTTTCTTTAGTAGCTTCATAACCTACAGATGTTTTATTTTGAGTTCGGTGTGACCCGTCCAACATTTGTCGGATAGCTTTAATATTTTGTAATTTCTTTGCCATAACCTTTTATATAATTATTGATTGATTGATATTTATATACTTTTATAGTACATCCGCTACTTTATCTAACGCTCTTAATTTTGCATTTCCTTTCGGAGTACCTGCTTCGCCAGAATTAATTACTAACATAGATTTAAACGTTCCTTTGATTCTATTTTTAGATCTAGTGTTCTTAACTTTTCTTACTATATCATATAATAGCTCTTCAAAGCTACCGTTTATATCGTAATTTTGAAATAATTTTTCTACATCGGACCATTTATATGATGACCAAATATCTGTTCTGTTTAGCTCTTTAAAACCATCCAAAGTAACAACTCTTAATGTCAATCCTTTTGGAGATAGAACAAATTCAAATTCTTGGTTATCTTCTAGTTCCGGTATATTTGTAATATTTAACCTTTTAAAGATATCATATGGATTTTCTTCAATACACATTGCTTTAGCTAATCCAATTAATAATGCTTGACGCTCTCCTGGAATATCTAAGAATGTAGATCTGTATGTTAATTCTTCTGGAGATACAACTATCATGTTATCTATTTGAACTGTTAAATCTGGATAACCTTCTATCGGATATTGAGTGATTACTATATCTCCGGTTCCTGCTGTTTTCTTTCCTACGTGTCTGCCACTTCTAAATGGAACAATAACATTATCAGGAAGTGATTTTAAATAATCGGCAAAATCAGCTTTTATTTGTTTTGTATTAGATTTATCACCGGTTAATTCAATTACTAAATCAATATCTCCATGCCCTTCTTTCTTTTCATGACCTCCAACTACTTCACCATTTTCATCTTTTGGAATTATATTATATGACCCGGTAATTTTATAGCCTTTATATAATGGATAGGGCTTTAAAACTTTATTAACAAATGAATCAACCGTCGCTTTAACTGCCATACTTGGAATTCTGTCTGCGCCAATAGATCCGGATTCTGATAATATTTGATATGATAATAATTTAGAATCATCAGGTAAAAACTTGCCTTTTAATCCCAATCTTGCTTGATTAGCGATCCAATAATCTTGTAAATTATCAGGAATGTCTGTTCTGGTAGAATCTAATATCTTTAAATATCTATCCATAATAGCATTATATTCTTCTTGAGATAAATTTGCTTTAAGGAATTCCTCTAATTTAAAATAATCATTTAAAATGTCTTTACTTAAATTAAATCCATATATTCTATTCAATAAATCAATTGCTTCTTGAGAATTACTTGCAACTTGATTTCCTGTTTCTTTATCTACTACTCCCGTTCCATGTCCAAATGTATAATTCTTATTCGCAAATAATGATAACATTAATTGAGTTCTGTGAAGACCTTTTACATTACCAGCATAAGTATTAGAATAATAACTAAATGTAAGCCAATCTAAATTACCTATATTAATATCTGCTTGCACATATTTAGGAAGTGGAGTTTTATTTGAATCATATTGTTGAATACTACAGAATAATGCACCTGATCCTGATCCTTTTGTATCTACTTCAATATCATCGTAAGCATTATTAATTTTGTCTCCTACTAATGCTATTATTGCTCTTAAGTTAATTTTTTCTGGAGATGCATTCTTAGCTCTTTTAGTAAAGCCAGCAACTAATTCATTATATTTATTTTCATCTAAACCCCATCCTTTAAGATCTGGTGTTTTGCCATCAGGGAAGAAGTTCTTAACATCATATGCTAAATCAATGTCTCCTGATATTTCCTTTTTACCTACAGACCCTAATTTCTCAAATTGCTTAAAGCTCGCTGCTTTTGCAGGAAATAATTTAGCAAGTCTATCTGAAAACACTTCTAACGTAGGTTCTATATCAGATTTTGCTATTGGACCCGTCGTTCCAAATACATTACCGCCTTCACTAATAGGTACACAATTAGGAACTTGCCTTTTTCCTTTTTTCTTCATACCAACTTGTTTATATCCATCCCAACAATCTTCTTTTAGCAGTTCTTCTAACCACCAATCTTTACTAAATGCTTCTGTCATTGTATTTTCTAGTTTATCAAATATATAGTTAGCCATCTTATCAGAATACCATCCAAATATATCTTTAAATAATTGAGTTTTTTCTTCTCTAGTTTTTGTAGTATCTCCCAATACTTGCCTTATCATTGACCCTGACATTTCTTTATCAACGTCCGGAATTTTTAAAGATATATGAGGGCCAGTAAGTAAATAACCATGCTTAGATAACGGTTGCATATTATTTTGGTTAGATTTATAGTCTTGAAAAAAGCTAAGACTACCATCTTTTTTAGGTCCTATTTTAAATCTAGGATCATTTCCCATATCTTTATCGCCAACCATTATTACTGCATCGGTAGTATTACCATCAAATTGGTTATATAGCTCAACTGGGTTGTACGGATTCTTAACTTCAATAATATTATCAGGGTTAATACCATAAAGCTCTATAATGGCTTTCTTTTCGGCGAAATTGAATGGTGATTTATCATCAGTTTTATTTGATGTTACGATATAAGTATTTTCTTTTCCAAATTTGTTTTGAAGCCACATAAATGAAGCTGCGTGATGTTTTCCAAAGGGTTGAAATCTTCCCGGAAAAAGTGCTATTATTTTATTCATATTATATTATAATTATTACGCTAAGGCATATTTGAAAGATACAATACCATCTACGCATTGAATTTGTAAATTATATGTCTTAGTATCGCCCGCGGAGCAAGGAATGTTACCAAATAAAGTTTGGTAATATGCTGCCGTTTGCATATTAATTATATTAGCAGTGGCTGTACTTAAACTACTATTAATAGATGCTATAGATGAGTCTGTAGAGCTTGTATAAGAATTAAATGTAGCGTTTGAAACTCCACCCGATCCTGGGCTGCCGTCAGATACTATTTCTATTTTACCACCATAAGCTGCTTTAATAGAATGATAATATGGAGCGCCAGTTTCTATAATCATTCCTGATCCTGATTGTATACTCCCGCTAATACTTTGACTCCCCGACCACATTGCAAATCCATTACCTGCTGTATACCCGTAAGTCGATATTTTACTAAGATTGCCATTAAATACTATTCCTGATGTAGATGTTTTCCCTAGATTAAATGAGCCAGGGACTAAATTATCTGTACCCTCTAAATAAAAATTACTTCCTGATATTTGTACATTAGTTGCATTACCAGAATCAAATTCATAACTAGTTATTTGACCATTATCATCTATAAAATCTACTTTAAAATCAAGAACGTCATTTCTGCTCTTTACGTTTATTGGAAAGTATGAATTAAAGTTCGAAGGATTAAATCCTTGCTCAACACCCGATTTTAATGAAATATCGCTAATATAAAAACTACCAGTTATAATTTTAAATACTAAATTAGCAGTACCTGTTTGGGACGCTAAAAAATCAATAGGTAAATTTTGATAATTTGGGCCATATAAAGATGAATCTAAATAAAATATTCGATCTCCATATCCAGCACTATCATTTTTAAATGCTGACCCTGACATATATACTTCAACTATGAAATCCGAATCTTTCTTGTAATTTAAGAATAATCTATAAGGAGACCCTTTTTGAAAGTTAGTAGATATTTTACTAGTAAAAGTTATTGAAGTAGTTGCTGGGTCTACTATCGGAGTCAATCGTAAAGCATTAAATAAAATAGATGAATCGTATGTTGGGGTTAATAAACCAGCATCATAACTCCAAAAACTATTAAAAGAACTATTATCTAAAAAATATCCGACATTTTTTCTGTCGTATTGTTGTAATGAAGATGCATTAATTAATAGCTCATTATTTGCTGTAATAGATTCTCCTACTATTTCATATTGATCTAAACTACCTTGGCTTTTACTATATAGTTTAAGTTTATTTAAATATCCAGATGCGGGATCTAAATTACTTATCTTTAAATTAATAAATGATTTATAGTTTTCTGTAGCTGTATTTGTTTGAGCAGGATTATATGTTAAATCATAAGCTGATACTGTTGCTCGTGAAACTAAGGCTTTAATTGGATCTGAACCTAAATTAGATATAGATGCTTGCCAAGGAATAGATAATTGAGCTGTCTGAGAATTTATAAAATTAACTATAGATGCTGTAAAAGTATTATAACTGCCTGTTGTATATCCCTCAAATGTCGGAGAAAATTCCGTACCCGTCATTTGAATAGTCCCATTTAACATATCATTATTAAATGTAGAACCTATTGGTATTTCTAATATTGGATATGTATGTTGATATCTATATGTTCCTGTACCAGATACTGTTACTGTAGTAGGAGTACTTAAACTTCTGCTTACATAAGCCATTCTAGCTTCGGTAATAGAAATTGTCGGCGGCTGAGCGAATAATACTCTAGAGGTATTTTTTTGGAATCTATTAAAATCTACTATTGTAGAATAACGAATACTAAATCTATTTTTAAATTCTTCTGGTATCGGAGATCCATCATAATCTAATTTAGCATGACCTACAAATGTAATTTTTAACGGGCCATTAACTATATTATTATAAATATAAACTGTTAATACTCTAATATTTGCTTCATCAGACTGTGAATATTCTGGTGTTTCATAGTATACAGTATTACCATAAGAATCTATAATTTCAATATTCACATCATTATAGATATCAATATTATTCTCATTTAAATTAAATCGTAATGAGTTCTTTCCAGGGCCAAATATCTTAGGAATATCAACAATATTAAAATAATATGGCGAATTTGGTAAAGTATCTTCTATGTAAATAGGTATTTGATCTAATCCTCTATAAAATAACTGCTTATTATACATTATATATTAGTTTTATTATATATAAATATACTACATGATAGATACTTTAGAAAATCCATCCTCCTTTTTAATATCAATAAAATGCTCAACCATATCTCTCATTATATCTATATGGGAAATAACCATCATAAAATCAAATTGTGTCTTAAGATAATTAAATAGCAAATATACTTGACCCATATTTTCAGCATCTAACTGAGTAAATCCTTCATCAATTGCAATACAATTAGGTTTTGGTAAGCTCGTAATATTGATTAATGAACTTCTAATTGCTAATGATGAAATAAATCTTTCCATTCCCGATGTTAAATCTAATGGCCAATAATTATCATCATCATATACTATAAAAGCATTAATATTTTTTTCATCTGTTTGAAGCATAATGCTAAAATCTACTATTTGACCTAATACATTATTTATTTCCTGCTCGATTTGAGGCATTACTTTACAAATTAAATCATAAGGAACGCCATTTCTATTTGTTGCAGATAAATATAATTCATAAAATCTATATTCTTGCTCTAAGTTTTTTAGTTGATTAATATTTTCGATAGCTAAATCTTTATCTTTCTTCGCTAATTCAATTTCAGTAGATAACGTCGTCATAAAAGAATTAATTAATGATACTTCAGACTTTTGATCTTTAAGTAATAGTTTATAAGACTCAATCTTTTTATTAAGATCTAAATTATATTCAACGCTATCTTTATTTTTATTATATTCATCAATGCTAAAATCAACAGATTTATATTCGGTCATTAAAGATACTACTTTACTCTTTAATCGTTCAATCTCTAATTCTTTAGCAGATTTTAATTTATCATAGGACTGCTTTTTAGATAATATGGACTTATATTCATCGCTTAATTTAACATAAGGTAATAAACCTGTTTCTTGTTCTAGTAGAATATCTTTACTACGGTTTAAATCATCAATTAAAGAATGATGAATATGAATATTTTCCTTTGTTTGAATAGCATCTTTAACAAATATATTATTCATACAATACTTGCAAGATTCATCGTATTCCAAATCATTCAATTTTCCCATCTTATCTAGAACATGATTCAGTTCTACTTCTTTAATCTGTATTTCTGTTTCAATAGATTTACGATCTTGAATGGTTGTATTTAGTGCATTTAACGATCTTTCTATAGACGAAATATCATAAGTATTTACTTTATCTGTTAGAGTTAATATATGATCATTAAAACTAGTAATTTCACCATTTAATGCGGTTAAGTTAGTTTTAAGTCCTTCTAATTCTTGATAAATAGACTTCTTTTTCAATTCTAAAGAATTAATATCATAGTTCGTAATACTTAATGGAATGAGCTTTTCAGCTAATGCAAACATTTCTATATCATTCTTCGTAATATCTGATTCTACAATATCTTTTTGTGATTTGTATTTTTTAAGCTCTGCAGATTTACTTTTAATGGTTTTATCTGAATCTGCTATCTTTGAGCTAAAGTCTCTTTTTTGATAATCCTTTAATAGTGCCAAAACGTCTTTAATTTCTTCAGCCGCTATTCTTTGTAAATCATCAAATATATTAATATCCAAAAATTGAGAAAGAAGATCTTTACGTTCTTTTTGAGACATTTCTATAAATCCAGAGCTATTATTTTGAGTTATTACTGACGTTAAAATAAAGTCTTTATATGTACCTACATAACCTCTAATAATAGAATTAGTGTCATCTCTTTCTTGACCATTTAAAGAAGTAATATTTCCTAGATCATCTACTGAATAAAAATTTACAGTTACTTTAACGTGACCTGTTTTATTCTTAACGCCACTTCTTTCAATAAAATACTTCTTATTATTAATATCCAATTCCAATTTACATTTAAAGGTCGTCTTTTTATTATTTAAAACATAAGAAGCTTTATCTGTCTTAGTAGATTTATCAAATATACAATATAATAATGAATCTAGTAATGAACTTTTACCTGCTCTGTTAGAAGCAAATAATCCATAAATACCATTCATTTGTCCAAAATCAATAACATTATTTTCGCCATAACTAAACATATTAGAAAATTCAAATCTTCCTAAATTATAAGTTATATTTTTAGATGTATCTATACTTTGAAGCTTAGAATTAATAGTTCGATTAATATGACGCACCCCATCCAACATAGAATCTTCATCAATATCTAATTTATTAACTAGGTATTCGGTAATAAGAGAATTTTGATATTCTATATCTCTTACATTACCTAAAGATATTTTTGTTACGTTAGAAGAGTCTTTATGAAAGTCTTTTACTTTTTGTGTTACAATATCCAGAACATTATATTTAGATTTTAAATCAGCTACTAATGTCTTTAATTGAGATGATGTAGTATTTTGAAGTTTTAACTTTACCCTTGCTTTTTTAGGGAATTTAGCTGGATATGAATTTATTAAACCTGCAGTCGCTTCTAAAGTAATATAACCATAGTCATTTTCTATCTCTACGAATTTTGATTCGCAGGTTTCAATATCCCAAACCAATAATCCGTGGAAGTTTAAAGTTTCGCCAAAGTTTTGTTGAATAAGACTTGATGCATACGCTATTGTTTTATTAGCATTTAGATATTGAAATTTATGAATATCTCCTAATAAAGTAATAGCATGATCTGCGAATGTATCTGTATTTACTAAATCATTAGTTAATTGAAATCCTGCATCTGTAGAAGCTTGATTAACTGCGCCGTGATGAAGTGCTATCTTTATTTTGTCATTCGGAATTTGATT